ATGACCTCCTATGATTTGAGCGATACGGTTGCCGAGATGCCAGCCGAACGGCTCGCCATGGCCGAGACCCGGCGTGTGGCGCGGCTTCTTGCAGACCGGCTGAGCCTCACCCCCTCCATGAGCCCTGAAGAGGCTGATGCCTTTGTGACGGAACCGACCTCTCGACCAAGTCGCAATGGTCGCAGATGTTTTCGGCATCGTGTTTCAGAAGCGCCTACTGCAAATAGGCCGGACCATCGTTCTCGATGGCATGGAAGACTTCGCGGCGGCTCCCGCAAAACCCCTCCCACCAGAATCAAGTTAGCGTTCGCGCTCAGGCGAGAGGTACAAAAGAAAACCGCCCCGGTCGTGGAAACCCGAGGCGGTTTGATGATGATCATTTGAGCGCGTAGTGGATCGAGTACTACAAGGTAAATGTACACGATAAGCACGCGCGCCACAACACTTGTAGGCAGCGTTCATGCAAAAAAACGATCCGTCAAAAAACCCGAAGCTCGTGCCCTCCTACAGATCACAATGCCGCGCCTTGGCGGGCGGCGATCTAGCTGCGGGCGATCTTCTCTATGATCTCTACAAGCTTTGGAATTCAAAACAGAAGAAGTTAGTCAGATTTAACAAAGAATGGATTGCCTACAGCCGCGACGAGTTAGCTTTTCTGACGGGTCTCACCATTGCTGAGCTGAAGAATCGCGCGCTCCCCAAGCTGCGGGAACATTGCAAGAGCTATGTCGAGATCAAGGTCATGCGCGTCAAATCGGGCGGCACAAACCTCTTATGGTTTAGCTTAGACTTAGAGAGTCTAGGCGAGAATGCCAAGGAAGCAAGCTCGCATTGGAACGAGTATGCGGAGACTGCGCAAGCTGTCCTACACTGACGCTCTTAGTCCGTCATCATTTAAGGACGCTCTTAGAGCGTCATGGTTTGAAAGGCAAGATATGACGCTCTCTAAGAGCGTCATCAAACTAGGACGCTCTTAGACGTGTCATCAAACTATGACGCTCTCGTTATCGGATATTAGATTACGTATATTAGATTTCGTATTTTACCCCTTTCTATTATTTTCATAATAGAAAGATCACTCTGCTCCCTCGTACCTCGGGGACAAGTAATGAGCTGACAGCTAACGCTGTTCTTTCCCGCATAAGAGAAAAGGGAAAGTTCCAGAGCGTCCTAGAACGGTGACGGACTCGCGCGTGAGAGCGTCCTAATTTCGGTAGTAACTTCTATTCCGCCATTTTCATGCGCGGATCACTTAAAAGACGTTCGTGCAATTGATTGCCCGATATCACAAAGCCTGAAGGGGTTCGTAAAGCGCCGATAGCGCAATCAATAGATGACACTGTTCAGAAACAGGTTATGTTGAGCCTGCATTGCGCAACGTGTGGTCATCCTCTGAGAGACCGTCTTCAGAAAATCCTTTCTGCTCGAAGGCGGTCTATTGTTCAGTTTCTTCCGACGCTCCAAATCTGATACCGGATCGGTCCCCACCGAGACGCGGGACACATCTGTCGTCTCCTCGCCGGCCGACTGGTTGCTGAACCTTTTTGGCGGCACGCAGACCCTCAGTGAGATCGACATCAACCCGCAGTCCGCTTTAGGCGTGCCTGCCGTTCGTGCGGCGGTGGAGTTGATCGCTGGCGTCATGGGCACGCTGCCAGTAGACATTTACAGGCCATCAGCGGACGGCGGCTCAGAGATCGCAACCGATCATCCCGCTCAAAGGCTCTTGCGCCGCTCAGCAAACCCGTGGACTGCGGGAGCGGCATTGCGGCGGCAAGTGACGGTCGATGCTCTTTTACACAGCGACGGTTTTGCTTTCGTCAATCGGGCAGGCAATCAGCCTCGTGAGTTGATCCGCCTTCAGCCGGGCAGCATCGCGACAGAGGTCGATAAGAACACGCTCGAACCGCGATATCGTACGACTGGCACTAACCCTCGCACGTTCGGCTTCGGCGACATGATACATCTTCGGTCGATCATCTCGCTCGACGGCTACACAGGTCAGTCACCCATTAAGACGGCTCGCGAGGCTATTGCGCTCTGTCTGGCGTTCGAGCGCTATGCCGCGCGCCTGATGGCCGCTGGTGGGCGTCCTAGCGGTATCCTGACCTTCCCCAACACGCTTGGAGACAAAAGTGCGGCCAAGATGGCAGCCTCTTGGAAAGCAGCAACAGCAGGTGCGGCGGGCGGCGGCACAGCAGTCCTTGAAGAAGGCGGAGCGTTCACACCTCTCGCTTTCAATTCGGTCGATGCGCAATTCATGGAAATGCGCGCGTTCGGCATCACCGAGGTCGCAAGAGCCTTTGCCGTGCCTCCGCCGTTTCTCCATGATCTCAGCCGCGCGACGTGGTCAAATTTTACGCAAGCAGCCACTCAGCTTGTTCAGTTCTGTTTGCTGCCATGGGCACGGGCTTGGGAAGAGACTTATGACCTCGCTCTGCTCACGCAGGAAGAGCGTGACGCGGGATATGGCGCAAGCTTCGACTTCGATTCCTTGCTTGATGGCGACTTGCTGGCACGCGCTCAGGCTTACAGCTCATTGATTTCCAGCCGCGTCCTGAACCCGAATGAAGCCCGCGAACGCGAAGGCCTCCCCGCTTACGCTGAAGGAAACGTCTTCGCCAATCCAAACACGACAATCGGCGGCAGGCCTTCAGGGAGCAATGCAAATGGCTAACGTGCAATCAATTGCACGAATTCTCGATTGCGAGGTTCGCTTCACCGATACGGAAGACGGCGAGATCACGGGCTATGCCACGAAATTCAACGTGGTCGATAGCTATCGGACGAGTTTCGCACCCGACGCTTTTAGCTGGAGCGGCAGGCTTCCACTGCTTTGGCATCACAACCCGGCTGATGTAGTCGGCTCCATTCGTTCGATCACTCCCGACAATGATGGCCTGAAGATCATTGGCAGGCTCAACCTCGATGTTGCCAAGGCTCGCGAGGTTCGTTCGATGCTCAAAGCCGGAGACATAGATGGTCTCTCAATAGGCTTCCGTACTCTCAAAGACGAAGGCCGCTCCGGCGGCATCCGACACATTACGAAGGCACAGCTCAAGGAGGTGAGCTTTGTGACTTTTCCAGCCGTACCCGGCTCGCAAGTCACAGCCGTCCGCTCCTCATCCAGCGATCTCGCTGGTTTTGTCAGCGCCATCCGGCGCGCCTCCGCGTCAATGAAAGGATAATCCATGGACGTTGATACGTTCGAAGACCTCGAAATCCGCTCTGAGCCCGAAGATGATCCCATTGCCGCCGCAACTCAGGCGGTGGAGGAGCTTCGCTCGGCGAATGAAGCCTTCCGCACGAATATGGAAGGCCAGCTTCGCGAACGTGACGACCGCATTGCAGCGCTTGAACTTCGTCTAAACCGTCCGCCGCTTGAACAGCAGCAAGGTGGTCTCAGCGATGGCCAGCGAGCCTTCGCTTCATACCTTCATCGGGGCATCGTCACCCCTGAAGAAACGCGCGCGCTTTCGGAGACCTCAAACCCGAATGGCGGCTACCTCGCGCCGCCCGAGCTGGCGACCGAGATCATTCGCGACCTTGTCCAGTTCAGCCCTATTCGAGGCTTGGCATCGGTTCGCACGACCACGCAGCCCTCGGTTCTTTATCCGCGCGCGGTCGATACGGATGACAGCAATGAAGCGCAATGGTGGGTCAACGAAGGCCAGCCTGTTTCGGAGCTTGATGTCAGCTTCGGACAGCTTTCCGTTACGGTTCGCGAAATCGCCCGCTACGTCGATATTTCTAACCGCCTTCTGGCCGATGCACCTTCGGCACTGACGGAAGTTCGCACGGCATTGGCCGAAAAATTCGGACGCACCGAGGCTTACGGCTTCCTTTATGGCACCGGTCCAAGTCAGCCCGAAGGCCTCATGACCAATGCGGCTATCGAGGTTGTCGATGAAATTGCATCGATGTCCGCAACCAATCTCGTCAAGTTTTTCTATTCTCTTCCCGCAGTCTATCGCTCCGCTTCCACATGGGCGATGAGTGGAGCAACGCTCGGAGAGCTTCGCAGCGTAACTGATTCTATAGGCCGACCGCTTTGGCAGCCAAGCCTTATCGTCGGAGCGCCTGAAACTCTGCTTGGCAGGCCAGTCGTCGAGTTTCCGAATCTGCCTGACGTTGTGTCCGGCGACTATTCAATCATTCTCGGCGATTTTTCCGGCTATCGCATCGTGGATCGGCTGGACATTGACGTTTTGGTTGATCCCTACACGCGCCGCACGAACGGACAGACGCGCATTCATGCCACACGGCGGACAGGCGGCGGCGTCTTGCAGCCTGCCAAGTTCCTCAAGATCAAGTTCACTTATTAAGCGGCCAAGAAAAGACGTAACCAATTTGAAAGGTTATTTCCATGCGTGATCTGGTTCACGACATCAAAACCGTGGTCGCCATTCCAGCGGCCACCTATGCGGCTGACAACACGCCTGACGCAGTCGATCTTCAGGGCTTCGAAGCCGCTGCCATCGCCATCGAGGTCGGCATCGGCGGCATCGCCTTCAGTGGCACGAACAAAATCGAATTCAAGCTGACGCATTCGGATGACAACACGACCTTCGTGGCCGTAACCGCCGATGACGTTCAGAATGTCACTGAAGTCGGCACCGGCGGCATCGTTCATTCCCTGATAGCGGCCCATGCCAGCGCCTCGGTGACCAAGGTCGGCTATGTCGGCAACAAGCGGTATCTAAAGTTGCTAGCTGACTTCAGCGGCACGCATGGGACTGGCACGCCGATTTCCGCCATCGTCATCCTCGGTGACGCGCATTCGAAGCCGGTAGGCTAAATGCCCTTCTCTCCGCCTTATCTCTGTCAAGGATGCGGCAAGCTTGTTCAACCGCAACAGGTTTGCTCATGCAAGAAGCAGCGTAAGGCGGAGCGAGACAAGCGGCGGCCTTCATCTCGCCAACGCGGTTACACTTCAAAATGGGAGAAGGCTCGCCTCGATTATCTCACTCATCATCCTTTCTGTTCGCATCAGGGATGCAAAGTGAGGGCAACAGTGGTCGATCACATTCAGCCTCATCGCGGCGACATGAAGCTCTTCTGGGATACGACAAACTGGCAAGGCCTCTGCGAACATCATCATAACTCGGACAAGCAGCGAGAAGAGGCAAGGACGAGACGCAATGGTTGAAGGCAAAGTCTTCTTCAAGGGAGAGCTGCTGACGAGAGCACAGGTAGCCGAGCGCTCAGGCCTGTCTATGACAGCCATCAGCTATCGGCTTCGGCATAACATACCGTTGACAGTGCCACGCCACTTCATAGGCCGGGCAATGGCGGCACCCGTGCATATAGAGCCCAAACCAAGGCTACAGCCTCGCATGGAGTATGTGCAACCCGAAGCCTATCTCATCCATCCCTTCATCGTATGGCGGCGAATGTACCATCATGGATGGACAGCGGCTCGGGCATTCTCGCTCAGAGAAACGATGGCCTGACAGACGGAGCGTATGCGACCATGAGCAAGCCACAGACGACAAGCTTCAATGGAGAACAGAAGACTGCGCGCGAGATCGCTGCCGTTCTCAACCTCTCCGAAAGAGCAATTCACTACAGGATCAAGCATGGCTTACCTCTGAAGTCTGGCCGCTTGATCGGCAAAGGAAACAAGCCGAAGCTTCTTTTTGACTATCAAGGTGAAAAGCTCAGCATCAAAGACATAGCCGAGCGAACGGGGATCTTGAAGCGCTCGCTTCATAGGCGCTTATGTGTATACAATTGGCCGATTGACAAAGCAGTTCAACAGTCAGTTCATCACAAAGTTCTGGCAGCTCGTGTTTATACTCACAACGGCATAACTGATACGTTACGCGGATGGTCGAAGCGTGTCGGCATCAGGTCAGCGACGTTGGAGACGCGGCTTCGCAACGATTGGCCTTTGCACCTCACCCTCACCATCCCGACAAACAGGCGTAGTACGGCGTGACGTGCAATCAATTGCACTACCGGGGGGAGGTCGAAAACTTTCTAAATGGGGGGCGCGAACCGCGCCAGGGCACTGAAGTTTCATTCGGAAGGGTGGATTATGAGCGTTGTGACATTGGCAGAGGCAAAAGCGCATGCTCGCATCGACGATGGTGAGGCTTATGACGACTTTTTTCAGGCGAAGATCGACGCTGCCGAAGCACTTGCCTCCGATTACATCGGCACATCGCTGACGGACGCGGACACATTTCCTGATGGGCTACCCGCTTCGGTCAAAGAAGCCGTCCTGCAATTGATTGCACACTTTTACGATAATCGAGCGCCGCTAGTCATTGGTTCGGGCATCACGCAAGCCGTCAAGATCGCGCCATCCGCCTTCGATCTCCTTCGCCCGTATCGGAAGTGGAGCGGTTTCGGATGCTGAACGCATCGCAGCTCGACAGGATCATCACAGTTCATCCGGTCATCATCGGCGAAGACCACGTGGAAACGTGGCCAGATACCTTCACGTTGCACGCTCAAGTCATCCCGTCGAAGGGCGGCTCCTTTTGGGCCGCAGGGCTTGGAACAGACGACGCGCCTAACATGACGTTCAGGGTGAGGTGGCGGGACGATCTGACAACCGCTTACTTCATAGAATATCGCCGCATCATGTACGCGATCAATCAACTCATGGAAATCGGACGGCGGGAAGGCATCGACATCATTTGCACCTCTCAGGCGACAGGGGCGCATAATGCTTAAGATAATCAAGAAGCCGAAGCTCACAAACCCGTTTCCCGACATCCCTGACCCACTTGGTTACGGGCAACGGGCGGTCGATTTCCTACGCTCGCTGAAGCACCCGTCTTCGACGCAACCAGACAACCAGTTCCCGCTTGATCCATGGCAAGAGAAGATAATTAGGCAAATATACTCGCCGCGTTATCCTGATGGCAGACGGATTGTTCGGACCGTCTATCTGGTCGTGCCGCGCGGCAACCGCAAGACCACGCTGACAGCCGCCGTCACTCTGCTGCATGCGAAAGGACCGGAACGCAAACCAAATGCTCAGCTCGTATCCGTAGCCTCCGACAAGAAGCAGGCCAAAGGCGTTTTCAAGGAAGTCGCGAGCATGATCGACTTCGATTATGCCTTTATGCCGAACATCGGCAATACAGCGAGGTCTGTCGATAGCGCACGCGGCGCGAAGATCAGGGATTACGTGTCCAAGATCATGTTCCCCGGCGGCATCGAGTATGAGGCTTTGTCTTCGGACGCAGGAACCGCGCAGGGCAGGACACCGAGCCTCGTCATAGCCGACGAAATCCACGCATGGACGAAGCGGGACCCGCGCGAGCTATGGTCCGCGATGAAGATCGGTGCTGGCAAGGTGCCGAATTCACTCACTTTCGTCACCACGACAGCGGGCAAAGGTCAGGAAAATCTCGCCTTCGATATCGTGGATTATGCCCGGAAGGTCGCGCGTGGCGAAATCGATGATCCGTCCACGCTCGCAATCATCTATGAGGCACCGAAGGACGCAGATTGGCGAGACGAAGAAGTCTGGCGCACCTGCAATCCGGGTCTGCCCTACGGTTACCCTGACATCGATGCCCTTCGTCAAGAAGCCAAAGAGGCAGAGCATAAGCCCAACGAACAGAGCGCCTTCAAAAGATACCGCCTCAATATCTGGCAGGACTTCTCATCTGACCCGTTCATTGAGATGGCCGTGTATGATGCCTGCAAGGCGACAATCGACCTTCACGCTCTGAGAGACGAACCTTGCTGGCTCGGCGTCGATTTGAGTGCCGTGGCGGACTTGACGTGCATCGTCGCGGCCTTTCGTGATCCTGATGTGGAAGACGGCTACCTTGTCGTGACTTTCTTTTTCTGCCCGGAAGCGGGCATCGAGCGAAAAGCCTTGGACGATGGCGCTCCTTATCCGCTTTGGGCTGAGAAAGGTTTCATCACACCGACCGAGGGCAATGCGGTTGATCTTCGCGCGGTTGAGAAAAAGATCAGGGAGCTTGCCGAGCTGTTTCAGGTTCGCGAGGTCGCAATAGACCCATGGGGTGGTCGTGACCTCATCGCACGTCTTATGGAAGACGGCTTACCAGTCATCGAATATCGGCAAGGCCGCGCCTCAATGTCCCCGGCTATCAAGACCCTTGAGATGGCCATCCTTTCAAGCCGCTTCAAACATGATGGCAACCCGTGCCTCAGATGGTGCTTCGAAAACGTCGCTGTGAAATTAGATGATTTGGGCAACAAGCTGCTCGTGAAAGGTACGAACCAGTCCAAACGTATTGATGGCGCAATTGCAAGCGCGATGGCCGTCGCTCGTGCTGCCGCTGGCGAAGGCACGAAACGCTCCATCTATGACGACGAGGACGCGCGTCCAAATGGATTTTTGGTTTGGTAGTCGTGCAATCAATTGCACGACAGGTAGGTGGATATGGCCTTCAGCAACATCATCGCTCGCATCGAGTCAGAGATCGAAGCCGACATTAATGCTCATATTGCTGAAGTCGGCACGACGCTTTCAGCAGCCTTGATTGATGCCACGCCATTCTTGCGCGGGCAAGCACGCGCCAATTGGCAGGCCTCGCTTGACGTCAAGAATTCGCATTTCATCGAGTTCCCGAAGGGCCGTTCTTCAGGCCGCGACGACGCAAAAAGCAAATGCGCGGCAGTCTGCGCAAGCTTTGATATCAGACAGCACGGCTCGCTCTGGATTTTCAACAACGCACCATACATAGGCAAACTGAACCGTGGCGAGTCTTCGAAGGTGGCACCCGGCTTCATCGAGACAGCAATCGAGCAAACCCGTCAAAGGATAGGACATGGCTGACCAAACCTACGCTATTCGCATCACAGATGGCGGGACAGCCGATCAGCTCGTGAACACACTCAAACAGCTCGGCGTGGCGGGAGACGATGCTTTCGACCGTGTGAGCAAAGGCATGCTCCGCATGTCAACCTCCGCACAAGGCGCTCAGGCAAACACGCTTTTGCTGAATAACGCCACGAAGCTCGGCTTCAAGAACGCGGATGAGCTGGCCAATGCTCTAGACCATTTGAACAATGCGGAGCTGAAAGCCGCAGCGCAAGCGGCAGGCCTGACCAATTCGATCAATACGCAGGCGGCAGCTTTCAAGAAGCACGTTGCTGGCGCGAACAGTTCGACCGAGGCCGTGAGCGCAAACACTCTTGCCATGGCCAATTCGACGAAGGCCATCGCAGAAAACAAGGCAGCGGTGGGTTTGGCGGCTTCGAGCTGGCACGGATTTGCAAGCGCTGTCGGTGGCCTCACGGTCCTATTTGGCACGCATGAGCTTAAAGAAGCCTCGGACCAGTGGGTTGACTTCTCCAACAACGTAAAACTCGCGACCTCGCAGGCCACGAATGCAGGCGGCTCGATGAAAAAGTTGACCGGCACCATCGGTGCGATGCACACCAATCTCAACACGTTGACAGAGCAGACGGACAGACAGAGAGAGGCTGAGAAGGCCCTTGTGGCTCAAGCTGAAAAGACAGGACAAGCCCCCGAGGCATTGTCCGATCTGTTCAAGTCTGTCGCCAATTCCGCGAATACGGCTGGCCTCGCACAAGATGAATTGCTCAACGCGACGATCACGGTCTCGAATACCTTGCAGGCGGCAGGCGCGTCAGGCCAGCATACCGCGAATGCAATGAACGAGCTGACGACCGCGTTCCAGTCTGGCGCGCTTGAAGGGCAGCAGTTGCAATCGATCATGAGCAACCTTCCGGCCCTGCTGCAACCCATCGCTAATGTGCGTTTCGGCGGTAACATGGGCTTGCTGATGGCATCGCTCAAAAACGGAGCAACCGATGCCAGCATCAGCCTTCGCGAATACGTCAACGCTCTGAACGCAAGCAGTCAGTCGGCGGCAGACGCGGCAGCCAAGATGACCGTGACCATAGGACAGGCTCTTGCCACGCTGCATACGCGATGGATGGTTTTCCTGAATGACGGCAAGGTGGCAACCAGCATTCAAAGAGGTCTGGTTGCCGTCATCAATGGCCTCGGACAATCGCTGTCAGCAGTCGTCCCCGCGATAGCAGCTCTTGCAGCGGCATGGGCATCGGTCAAGATCGCGTCGATTGCCTCGGAATTCACGGCGCTCCTTGCGACGTTGTCAGGTTTCGTCGTCTTGAACCCGGTTGCAGCCGTGGTCATCGGCATTGCGGCGGCAGTCGCGGGCGTCATCTCTTACTTCGGTCAGTGGGGGACGGTCATCGGCGTCATTCAATCGGCATGGCAGGCCTTTGCATCCGCCATCTCGCCAGTGCTGACGGCCATTGGCGGCTACGTCCAGCCAGTCATTCAATATCTTCAGCAGATCGGCGCGGCCATCATGGCCATGCTCCCCTCTTGGGACCAGTTAAAAGCCGTGGCCTCCTCGGTCGGACAAGCACTTTTGCCAATCTGGCAAGCTATTCAGCCGTCGCTTCAATCTGTCTGGGATGCCGTCAAAGGTCTGGTCGCTGCCTATGGTGAGCTTTACACCGCCTTGCAGCCGCTCGGTGCCTATATTCAATCGAGCCTTGTGACTTATTTCCAATGGTGGAATGAACAGCTCGGCAACAGCGACAGCACGATCAGCAGGCTTGTCAGCTCGGTCGGCATCCTCATGGGATGGCTGGCCAAGGTAGCGGCTTTCGTCGCGAGTACACTTGTCACGGCTTTCAGCGGATGGATCAGCACCATTTCCTTTGCGATCAATATTATGACGAAGCTGATTAATCTCGCCACGCAATGGAGCAGTTCGAAGACCTCGGTGGATTACAAAAGCCCAGCGCCAATGCTTTATGATAATGGCACTGGCTTCCGCGATGGCGGCGTGATCTATGCCCGCGATGGTTATTCATGGACAGTGCCGGGGGCCGGTCCCGTTGACAGCGTGCCGGTTCACATGCGGGTTTCTCCCGGCGAACAAATCATAGTTCGAACACGTCAGCAGCAAGCCACGTCTTACGGGTTTGCGGGAGGCGGTTCGGTCAATCTCGGCACTCAGGCCATTCCGCCATTGCTTCCGAGCCTCGAGGCAAATGCGCCTGCTAACGACAATCTGAACAAGTCAGCGGACACTTTGGCGCAATCGAGCGTCAGCAGTGCCAGCGCCATTTCAGCATCGTCCAAAGTCTCGGCAGAGGCCATCAAGTCCGCCACCTCTGCTTTTGAAGAGGCCACAACTCAAAGCGTCACGGCCTTCGAACAAGCTGCCAAAACGATAGCCGATGCCGTCACCGAGACAGCAGCACCTTCGGCTTCCGCAACCAGTGCATCCCTCTCAAGCGCTGGCCGGTCCGTTTCTTCGTCTTCAAGCGGAGGAGGCAGTTACGGCACGACCTCATCAGGCGGCATCGATTATACGTCCAAAGGTGCGTATGAGACCACGAAAGCGCAGGCCGACACGGCGAAGAAGGCGCAACTCAAATTCAGCGGCCTCAATTTGTATGATGCCAGCTATACCGGCATGACAAATGCCCAGCAGTCGGTTCAGATTTATATCGACACGTCATCGGGGCAGTTCACTGACGCCAGTGGCAACCAGTTGAGCGGCAATTGGTATGATGTCAGGCCCGGTTCCTACAGCGGCATTGGCACCATCAAGACCTATGACCTGTCTGGCGGCATCAGCGGGGGGTCTATCACCTCCAAGACGGTCGGCAGTCCGCAAGCCGGTACGGGTGGCAAAGTCACAGTCGCGCCAATCATCGAAGGCCTGCCCAACTGGCGTGACGGCGGCGACTACATGATCCCCGGTGCAGGGGCCGTCGATAGCCGCATGGTAAGCGCGATGGTCTCACCGGGTGAGGTCATCAGCGTCAGGACCCGTCGGCAACAGACACAAGACGATGGTAGCAGCTCTTCCAGCAAGCCCACCATTAATATGACGGTCATCACTAAGGACGCCAATTCCTTCAAGCAGAGTGATGCCCAACTAACCCGTCAACTCACCAAGTCTGTGATGCGGGCATCTAGGAAGTGATAACTTGAACCATAGGTTCATGTGTAGTTGTACATGAAGCATGTAGTGATGACTCCGCATGAGTAACTACTTAAGCATGCCCTAAACAAATCCTCTCAGGCGCGAGGTGAAAATATTTTTTTACCTACGGGGATAACGGTTTTTGTGTATCCCCGTGATGGTCACATAAGGAAAATCAACACGATAAGACTTGAGACGCGACGGGGATATTTGGCGCGCTGCCTTCCTCAACTTATCGAATTAAAAATATTTGATTGACGAACAAAGCCGACCGCTTATTTCTAGATCATTCCGCCAGAGCCTCGATGCTCAAAGGCCAGCTTTAAAGCGCACTCATTCAATACACGCAGCCCGTGGCATGACGCCGTGGGCTGATGGACCCTTATTGCTCATAGAGAAGGAACTGATGGAAACAATCACTCTGACAGGCCGCGTCCTTGAATGGGACAACGAGCCAACGGAACTGGTTATAAGACCCGATCAAAGAGTGCATTACGAGGAACGGGGTTACACTGTACGTCAGGGATTAGGCTGGCTTATCGCCTCCCAGCCACAGCTAGATCCGAGAGATGGGGACATTGAGCTTCAATCGAAGTCCGACTGGGAAGGCCGGATGGCAGCAGCCGGAGGCCATGCAAATTATGGTTATAGCGGCTATTTCAAGGGCTACGTGCTTCTAAAGGGAAAGCGGAAAGTATTTCTCGATTTCTGGACAATGTTTCCCGAAGACGAGCATCACTACGCTGCTCAAAAGGACAGGCCAGAAGTCATCGAGGCGATTAGAGGCATCGTCGATCATTATGCCGGTCGGCCATTGACCAAGACCAAAGGCGGGTATGCCCTCGATGTCGATTATAAAGTGAAAGCCTCAGGTGTGCTGGTATGAGTAGCGTCCACCGCCGAACGCGTTAAGCCGTTCGGAAAACGAATGCAAAGCGCGAGTGTCTTCATAAGATATGAGGTCGCTCGCGCGCCCGCTTCAGTATGAAAAGGCGGACCCCATCTATAAATAATCGCGAGCCTTTTATGCAAATACCCACATAAAGGGCGAACTATTTATTCCCGCTTTTGCGCCTTTCAAGCTCTAATTTAGCTACTCGTTCAATGAGAGAGTTCAGGGCGTCGAGCCCCTTTTCCTCTACGGTCTTAATATGTGCTTCAAGACTTTCGATTCTCTCCTGTTGAATTTCAGGTCCAGCACTTCGGACGTTTTTTAGCCATGACAGACCTCCCCGCTTCTCCACTTGAAACGAAGCTTCGAGTCGAGCGATGATTTCAGCGTTCATCGAGCGCCGATTTTCTTCCGCAGCAATCTTCAGTTTTGTCAACATCCCCTCAGGGAGCCTGAGGGCAAATTTTTCTTTTAATTCTCGATTTTCTTCCGCCATGCAAGCCTCTCTCTGATATCGCATCAATATCACTGTGATATTGACACTTGCAATTAGTTCCCATTTGATATCAAATGGGAACATTAAGGAGGGTGGACGATGGTTGCGAATGAAAAAATCGTTTTGCGGCTAACAGTTGCGCAAAAGGCTTGGTTAGTAATGCGAAAAGCTCAGGAAAATCTATCACAAAACGCTCAAGTTCAACGCTTGATCGACAGCGCTATGGAAGCCGACCCGCTGCTCCTCACCGTTCATGAGGCTCATTTTCCCGATGGTGGAATTGAGTTCGACGTTACGATCGGTGAAGACAACTTCAAAAATGACTTCCCAAAAGTGGCAACCAAAGTCGAAGCCATCCAGGTCGCAAAGGCCAAACTAGAGCAGCTTGGTCTTCCTCTCAGCCATCTTCGATTTCGCCGCCACAACTTCCAGACTGACTGAAGAGGCAAGAAATGCCAGAAATCGAAGACTTTAGGCTTTATAGCCCTTCAGAAACCGCTGAAATCCTCGACATATCCGTGAAGACGCTACGCGCTCACACCGAGGCAGGAGACATTCGTTATGTGCCAGTAGGTGCTGGCAAGGCAAAGCAGCGCCGCAAATATCAAGGGACTAGCATCAAGACCTTCATCAAGAGCCGCAAAGTACGGAGCGTTGCGTTATGTCCGTCTTTAAAAATGCCAAAAGCCCATTCTGGCAATACGACTTCATCGTCAGTGGTCGTCGCTTTTTCGGCTCTACCAAAGCCAAGCTCAAAAAAGCTGCCGAGCGCATAGAAGGCGAGATAAAAGAGAAGGCTAAAGCCGACATCGAGCACGAGCGAAAGACCGGCTCAGGCCCGATGACCCTCGACGCAGCGGCTGGCCGCTACATGCAGGAAGTCGGCAATCATCACAAGCGAGCGCCCGAAACCTATAGGGATATCGCAGCTCTCATCGCCTTCTTCGGCAAAGACACCCGTCTCGATGTAATCACCGACACCGAAGTTGCCAAGCTCATTGCATGGAAGCGGGTGCAACCCGATAGGCGCAAGCGCAAACTGATAAAGGGCCAAAAGTCCGAAGTCAGGATTATCTCGCCATCCACGGTCAACCGCACGACGCTCGTGCATCTAAAAGCCATCTTCCTCAGAGCCCGCAAGGTGTGGCGGCAGTCTCTTCCCCTTGAGCCGAACTGGCGTGAGCACTGGTTGAAGGAGCCGGAAGAGCGTATCCGCGAGCTGTATGATGGAGAAGGCGAAGCTCTCGATGCTGCATGCCGAGATGATTATGCAGATTGGTTCGAATTTGCTCGGCTCACCGGTCTTCGGCGAAACGAGACTATCATCCGATGGGAAAATGTGAACACCTTTGGCAAGGTGATTACGACAATAGGCAAGCGCGGCTTGATCGTCCGCACTCCCATCACTTCGCAAATCAAAGCTATTCTTGAAAGGTCCAAAGGTCATCACTCGGAGTTCGTCTTCACCTTCATCTGTCAGCAGACCAGCAAGGACAAAACGAAAATAAGAGGTCAGCGCTACCCGATCACACCTGAAGGCGCAAAGACGCAATGGAGGCGGCTAAAGGCCAAGTCAGGTGTGAAAGATTTTCGCTTTCACGACATTCGACACGATGTCGGAACCAAGCTACTTCGGGCTACAGGAAATCTGAAGCTCGTTCAGAAAGCCCTCAATCATCGAGACATTAAAACTACGACGCGATACGCGCATGTTCAAAATGAAGAAGTCGCGTCAGCTATGGAGGCTTTGGCCGAGTCCCGGAAAAAGTCCCAGACCAAAGCATAG